TCTTGTAAATCTTTATCAGGAACTGCTTTTTCAATAGTGCTAAAAAGAATTTTAGCTAATGGTGCTATAGCCCCTAATAATGGGAACATATTAGAACCACTTTGCTTTAGTTCTTTTTTCTGGCATCATTCTTCTTTGGCCACGAACTTGTTGTTCTTGAGTTTCTAATGGATTAGAAACTTCAACATCAACTCCACCCTTCATGTAACCATCTTGATTTGTGAATTGTGAAAAATCTACATCATGAGCTTCTGCTTGTACTTGATTTTTAGTAGGTGCTATAACTTCCCCACCTTTAGCATATCCCTTAGTTGATTTTCTTGCTTCAGATAAAGCAATAGCAATAGCTTGTTTTGGATTTTTAACTATTTTTCCAGATTTACCAGAATGTAATTTTCCTGTTTTAAATTCGTGCATAACTTTACCAACTTTAGTTTGTTTTTTCATAATGTTATTATACTCCTTTTATTGTTTTTTTTCAACCTTAGGATTTAATGTTTTTCCTAATACTGTCTTTTCTATTGATGTTTGAGCTCTCATATTAGCTAAATGCTCATTTTGCTTCATCTTTTCGTCTTGTGTATCCCTATTCATTAATACTTTTAAGGTATTTAAGTTATGATGTTGTTCACCTTCTTTTGTTTTTCTAGCATTTTCTTGTGCCATTAAATCTAATTCTCTAGCTTTAAGAGCAGTAAGAGGGTCATTACCAAATTGAGAAGTTATATCTTTTTCTTCTTTTAAAAACTCTTCCATAGATTCAGCTATGATTTCTGCTTTTCTAGATTCAATTCTTTCAGATAAAGAACGAGATTGCATTTGTACTTGTTGAAGAGCTTGTGGGTTTTGTTGTCCGGCAGATTGCATTTGTTGAATCTGTTGATTTAACATTTGTAATTGTTGTAATTCATTTTTAAATTCTAACTCTGCATGTTCTTGTGCCATAATTGAAATATGTTCAAAAATATTTTTTTCTAATGAGCCCATAATCATTGGAGCATTCTTTGCAAGATTAGTTCCCATAAAACTTAAATGTGACATGATATGAGATCTATGGTCTTGTCCCGGGAAAGCTTGGAACGGTTGTCCTGCTAAAGCCGCAATATGTTCTAAAGCAGGATCCTTTGGTTGTGGGGGTTGTGGTTGAATTAAAATTCTATCTATATCTTTAACACCTAATGCTTCATACATATTTCTATAAACTTGATATTGATTATGTAGTTGAGGGTTAGATGCAGCTAATTGCATTTCAGTTTGTGCTAAACTAATTCTTTGTGTTTGTGAAAATATATTTGGATCTGCTACAGGAATAACTGCAACATTATCATTAAAGTCAGCTTGTTTAATTTGTCTTGCTCCACCTATAACATCATAAGGATATACAGGAGGTAGATATAATTTAAATAATCTAGCTAATGAATTAAATTCTTGTTTTAAAGATGCATACATTCTTTTATGAATAGCTGACATAACTCTTGAGCCACGTTCTAATAATGCAACTGTTGTACCAACGGCAGCTGCTTGATTACCATCTCCTACTTGCATATCAGCAATAGAAGCAAATCTTTGACCTGCTGCAACAACTGTTCCCATTAAAGATAATAATGTTTGCGAAGGTTCTTTAAATGGTAACATCATAAATGCATCTTTTAAATTTCCATTAGGTGCATCTACATCTCTAAATTCACCTGGTTGAATTGGTTGTGCATCATCTCTAACTCTAATACCACGCATTTTAAATCCTGCTGGTAAATTAGCTAAAGTTCCTGCATCTAATAATTGTCTAAGTGCTGATGTTGCTGTACGTGACAATCCACCTATCATATGTATTAAACCAAATCCATAAAATCCTAAACCTGGTAAAAATTTAAAATGTACAAAATATTGTATTTTATTTTTCTTAGTATCAGTTTGTTCCCAGTTACGTCTAATAGATAAAACTTCTCTTGAGTCTTCTTCAATTGTTACAATATAGGGAAGTTTAATTCCAGAGGGCTCACCATTCTTAGGATTGATATCTTCAAATCCTTCGATATCTAAATTGATATGAAATTCTAATAAAGTAAAAATATTATTGTCCGATGTTTTACGAATTCCTTCTAGTTCATTTTGTTTCTTTTGAAGATCAGTTTGTATTCCATCTGGAGCAGTTAAAGGTACATCTTTATAAAATCCAGCTACTTGTTGTTTGCGTAAATCATTCTCTGACATTTTAATAATGTGAACAATTGCTTCTGCATCTTCTAATGAAGTCGCTGAATAAGGAACTACTAAATCTTCAGCAGGAATAAATTTAGATACAGGTCTTCCAAGTAGTTCATCATAATAAACTTTTTTAAATGTAGATCCGGATAAAGGTAAATAAAATAACATTTGATCAAATTCAGATTCATATTCTTTCATGACATCCATAATTTGATAGTTCATAAAATCTTTAACACGTTGTGCTTCTTGTTCTCGTTGCACCGTACTTGCTCCTATAATCTGAGTTCTAACTGGGCCGTCGGCTGGAAGAAGTTCTTTATAAGCTTGAGCTTGAAATTGTGTTACGGCTTCCGCTAGCACGGGATGCGTGGCGCCGGAAGCTCCTTTGAATGGTTCTGTTCTTCTCTCGTATTTAAATCCTAATAAATCTAATCCGTCTGTATATGCTTTTTCCCAATCTTGTCTTGATGTTTTATATTGTTCATAGTCATCACATAACTCTGATCCAATAGGACCTAAGATTTGATCATCTAATGATTCAGCTAAGTTAGCAAAATGATCTACAGGTTGTTGTGGTTTATTTTCGTTTGGATTAAAATTTATATCTGCACTACCATCTTCATTTTGAACAACATCAGTTAATCCAGATTTTGGAACATTATCAACTGCAGGTTCTACTTCTTGACCTGGTGTTGAAATATTCTGATTAACGTTTGGTAGTGACTTGTCTATAGTTGCCATTATTATTTTTCTCCGAAGATATTACCTTAACCTTTTTATCAGGGATATTCAAGCCTTGTGGGCATGGACCTCTTAAAGGAGGTATAGTTGTTGTTAGTTTTTTAGTCAAATAATTACCCTGTTATCCTTCTACTATGTAAATCTAAATGCACAGGTGTATTTTTATGTTGACCTTCAATAATACCTCTTTCCTGTCTTATCTTGTTTACATGTTTATTAGTCAACTTACTTTCAAGTGGTGCAATATCACTTAATGCAATTGAAGGATGAACTTCTGTATATTTAGCTTCAGCTCCTATGCCTTGAGTTTTAGGATCATCATTTTTAAAAGTATGAGCTCTTTTCTCAATATATTTAAAACTTGCAGGTATTGTCATGATAATATCTTTATCTTTATCAACATGAGTTTGTGGTGGAGTATATTCCATACTAAAAGTTGCTTTCTTTGTTTTTGAATGTGGGTAAGCAGCATTAGGACTTTGTACATCTACTCGTATCTTGCCGCTCGCTTCTATATACATAAATATATGTTCATTACCTAAATTTAATTGTTTAACAATTTCATTGTTAGAATGAGGAACATGTCTAGTTACATTAATTCCATCTTTCTCAACTCTATTAACTAGCGTCGGGAACCAAGGGAACATATTAGATGTTGGAGCAATTTTAATTTCACTATCAATAACTTTTATTGGAGTTTTAATTTTTGTAAAATTAGATTTAACATGTTTTAAAGAAGCTGTAGATAATTTATCTCCTGAATGTAATTCAGAAACATAAGCTCTAGGTTTAATTATTTTCATAACATCATCTTCTTTTTTCATAGGACCTTGAATCACGGGACTAGCAGAGTCATAAGGAGTTTTAGGATTAACAGGAGTTCCTTCAAAGTTTCCTGTAAACAAAGATTTAAAATCTGGAACACCTCCATCTGCAAGAGCAGGAATAGGAAGTGGTTTATATAAGTTAGGTTTAGATATAAATGACTTAGGTTGTTTAGTAAAATATTTAGGATTAGTTAATTGTTTTATAAAACTGTTGTATGTCATACTAATAATATGTTTTGTCTTGGTAAGGTAATGGTTCATCCACGTAATCTTCTGGATGATCAATAAATCCTCCTTGACGAAATCTCATTAGAGCTTGCGTCGTAGAGTCTACCAAGTCGTCATTTTCCCCATAAGGGAATGCTGCACATTCTTCTATTACTTCTTGAGCAAAATCTTTATGGGTCGGAGCCCATATACAACCGCTCTCAAATAGAGGTGCAACACTGTTAACTCTTGCATGCTTATCATTTCCTTTACTTGGTGTAAAGTTGATAACTGGAATACCCATCTTCCTTAATTCATAAGTTAACGGCATACCTGAAGCTTTACCTTCAATCAAAACTGTTTCAGGTTGCCAATACATAAACTGTTGATAGGCGATACGTTTTAATTCTGGAAACTCTAATCGTTCTTTAATAGCATCTAATAAAATTAACTGTGGACCTGAATCTTCATTACGATGGAATACACCCCAAGTTGTAATGGCAGAATAATCAGCAGTTTCTTTTTTTAAAAATGCAGTATCATAACTTTGAATAATATGTTCTAAAGGTGGTATGTGATCATGATCCCACTTACGCCACCATTCTCTTTTGATAATAGCACCTTCTTCTGATGTTGGATTCTGCATCCATTGAGCATTCCATTTTTGAACACTAATAGAAGTTTTAACTGCTTCTAATTCTTCAAGCTTCCAATACTCTGGCCAGATAGGTTTACCTGAGGGAAGGATAGCTGGGAATTCTACAAGATCCCATTTATCTCCTTTAGCTTCTCCTTGATGTTGTAATAACATTCCAGTTAAATCTTTTGTATTCCATCTAGTCATAACAACCACAATCATTCCACCTGGTTGTAAACGTTGACGTGGTCCTGATGTATACCATTCATAAGCACGTTCTAATGCATCCATGCTCATAGCATCTTGTTCAGAGTGAGGGTCATCTATAATTAATAGATCGGCACCTCGTCCAGTAATAGCTCCACCAACACCCGCTGCGAAGTACTCGCCGCCTTGTTCTGTTTCCCAGCGTCCCGCTGCTTGTGAATCTTCTCTTAGTGTTGTCTTAAATATCTTTTGATAATCTTCACTATCAATTAATGTTTTAGTCTTACGACCAAATCTTACAGCTAGTTCTCCTGTGTGAGTTGTTTGAATAATCTTTAAGTTAGGTCGTTGCCCAATCATCCATGCTGGGAACAAGAAGCTAGCAAACTCAGACTTTGTATGCCTTGGTGGCATATTAACAATAAGCCTTTTGATTTTACCTTTAGATAAATCATTAAACTTCTTTGCAATCTTTTTATGGTGATAACCTTCTACAAATTCTGGCCAAACATGTTTAACAAAAGAAAGAAAATCTGAATGGGCTGTTTCTTCCTTCTTTTTTTGAATAGATTGAATATATAACTTTAAAGCATCTTTCCTAACATCAGGGGGTAAATTTCTTAACTTCTCTAAATCGATTTTCATAAAAAATTTTTATAAAATTTTTTGGCATCACTATTGGATGAAAAATATATTTTATGGGGTTAATGTTAAAAAAGCAAGTCTAAAACGTATTTGGTGCCATTGAATGGCTAGATCTAGCCCGAAGCCTTTTTCTATAGGGACTCCAAACTAAAAAAAAGGGGGTCCCATTGATGATGATCAAAACTATTTTGCTTTGGCTTGGGGGATTTGGGATGACGGGGGAAAGATCATGGGGCCTGGAAAGCATTGCCTATAAGACAAGCATATCAAACCATATATGCTAAGGGATCCCTAAAGGAAAGGAGTCCCTATAGATGAAGCCCGGGCAGCGAGCCGGCGGCGCGCCGCAACAGCGGCGTGACCGGCGAGCAGTGACGCGAAGCGCGGCAAGTGTGGTGCAACAGCACCACTCGCTGCATGCCGCGCGTAGCAAGGAGTGCGCTGCAACAGCAGCGCACCTGGTAACCAGCGAGGCCGCGCAGCGGCCGAGCGCCTGCGTACAACCTAGACGCGACCCACGCTCCTTGTGGCTTGTTACGAGCAGCAAGCAGCTAGAGGCGAGGCCGCGCAGCGGCCGAGCCTCGTGAGCATAGCGCGAAGCGCGCAGCGAACCGAGCACGCCAGCGCCGCGCAGCGGGCGCACAACCTATGCGAGCATGCCTGCGACATAATGTCGCACCCTATATTATTGACTTGCATATAGTAATAGGATAATGTAGGATGTAATTAGAAAGGAGAAATAATATGGACGCAGACAAATGTATGAGATGGTTAGCGTTAGTATCAGTGGCAGTATTCTTAACTGATCTAGCAGTTCTAATACTATTCTACTAGCCGCTTGTTGCTAGTAGCTCCAACAAGTCTCTAGCGACGAGAGAGAAGGATAACCCCTGCGCGTCATGTAAATGTGGCAACAATGTGGCGAGCGCAGCGAGCCGCGCCGCGAGTAGCTAGTAGCTAGAGACTAGCGAAGTGTTGTATGATTAATGGCCAGCCGGTTACGAATGGTTCTAGCTTCAAGCCGCGTGAAGCGAGTAGCTGGATCTCAGAACCTTTATAAAGTTTGGGCAGCGAGAGGCGAGCGTCGAGGACTAAGATAAATGTATTCTTTGGGTGTAGTATATGAAAGCCAATTTGATGAGGCGAGAAACGTATAGAATTACTCTGTGCTACTTTAAGCTCGACAGTTAAGAACGTGCCGTTTTTATTATACAAAACAACATCAGGCCAACCAGAAACAGTAGCTAAATTTGTACGTGTTAATACAAAATGCGGACTAAGTTTTGCTTTAACTTCTTGCCAAAATTTACTCTCAGTTTTCACAGTACATGTGTACCACTACTTATCCCTGCTTTCACGATATTTCTTATCGAAGTCATCGTTTTGTTTTTTATCAATTATGATAGCTATGAACCAAACAATAGCTCCAATAATCATAGTAAATACAATCATTGACATAAACACACCATATATATCAGCTAATATTTCAACCATATTATCTATACTCACTAACTGGTTCATCTGAATGCTTAGAACTTAAATGATATATTCCTTCATCAACAAGTTCTTCTATTCTTTCAGCGTGCCATCGTATATCTGCTTGTTCTGCCCCTGCAAAATACTTCTTAGCTTCATCTAAAAACATATCAGCCATCATTGAGCCAGTTGCCAATGCGTCATAATCATTATAGCCAAAAGTGTAATCACCTTTCTGCCAATTATCTAATAAATGATCTGCTAAATCTTCTAATGTTTCTGGTCTAAATTTAATCATTTGTTTTATCCTTTCTAGTTATTATTTGTTTAGCTTCTTCTGCTGTTATCTTACCATTAAGTACATCTAAGAACAAGTCTTGTATCTCGTCCATGTCTGCACTCCAGTTCCATAGTTCTTTATTTGTCATTTGTTTTATCCTTTCTGATTCGTTTATATCCTATATAAACCTATATGTCAATACTTATTCTTCCACATATATTATCATTCTATGTTTTTCAGCCTGTCCTACCAGTTTATTAGGGGCAAAAGTTAATTCTCTAATCTTATACTGTTTATGTCTATTATGAGGAAATACTATTCTAATCTGACAACCACCAAGATCAGATTTATGACGGAACCTTTCTAATATTTCCATCAAATCTATTATTCTCATTTTTTTTGATTAATACTACTAATAGCTACATGTTTAATAGTATCTACTATTGATTTTCTAATACATTGAAGATTAAAGTGTATAAACCTAAAGTCTTCTACACCATTATCAACTACATATTGGTGCTCTAAATAAGCCGGGAAGAATATCATTGTACCTGGTTTTGGTGCATATTTAATTCTATCAGTAGCCGGTGCATCAGCATTTAACTTTTTTGCTAAAGGTAATTGTGTCATTTCTTTCACATATCTTGGTTCAAGAAACATAGGGAAACTTGTTTTTTCAGAACATCTTAAGAAATAAAAACCACTAACATGATTATTACTATGTATATGACCTTCATGGTGTCCACCACCTTTAGATCCAAACTGTTGAACCCAAAACTCCGTCCAATACATATCTTGATGTGTTAAATCATATCCCATTTCTTGAAGAAATATCCATGATTGCAATCCAATATAAGCTTGTAATTCTTCCAATTCTGGATCATTTACTATTGAACCTGAGTTATAAGATAATCCATGATCTCCAATTTTTTTACCTAAAAGATTATCTCTTTTAGTAATCATTTTTTGATAATGATTTTTTGCTTTAATAATATATTTTTCACAAGCTTTATCTACTTTTTCAACCCATTCTGGTTTTTCAACCATATATATAGGTGTTGAGAAATAATATGACTTATTAAAATTTTCCATTTATATCCAATTCTTTAATTCTTCTCCCATTACTTGAGAGGCTATATTTACTTTAGTTCTTAATGCTTTAACTATTTTATCATCTATAGTATTTTCTGCGATTATGTCAATATAGGTCATGTTCTTAGTCTGGCCAATACGATCAATTCTAGCCTCAGATTGCTGACGCTTCTCTAAATCATAACCATTAGAATAATAAATCATAGTAGATGCACCAGTTAATGTAATACCATATCCACCGGTTTGTGGTGTACCAACTATAAAACGTACAGGGCTTTCTGGGTCTTGTATTTTTTTAATAGCTTTTTGTCTATCATCAGTAGATGTATCACCATAATAAGTCACAACACTATTATCACCAAACTCTTTCTTTAAAGCTTCCACTATAACTTTTATATCATATCTATAATGAGCCCATATAACAGCTTTGCCTTCTATTTCATTTAATACATTTAATAATTCATCTAATCTTTCATTAGCAAGAATTTGAGTTGAACCATCATCAGCTGTAAAATGTCCACAAGTAATTTGATGTAATCTCATTAATTGAGTTAACACAGAAGCTGTCGTGACTAACTTTCCATTAAGTTCAGCTAATGCTAATTGTTTCATTTGATTGTATAGCTTTTGTTGTTGATCAGATAATTTAATAATTCTTTTCATAAATGTTTTAGGTGGTAGATCCAAACAATCATCTTTCAATACTCTATACGAAAATGGTTTAATCTTATCAGATAATTCTCCTAAATTTCTATAACCTGTAACAATCTCTACAGATCTTCCTCCAACTAAAATCCTTCTCATAACAGCATACCTAGTTTTAAATGAGTAATAAGATTGATGTTCTAACAACCAAGGATCTAAAAAATAACATTGAGTAAACAAATCTAAAGGTGATTTAGTTACAGGTGATCCAGTCAATATACGTTTATATTTAACTTCTTTACCAAGATCTATAATTGATTTTGTTCTTGCAGCAGTTGGATTTTTAATAGTAGTAGATTCATCTATTGCCATTAAAGTTTTATGACAAGATAAAAACTTTTGTGCAAATTGAGTTCCTTTCTTTGTAGAAAATGCTTCAACATTCATTACCAATATATGTAAATCTTCATCAGTTTTAAATAATACATCTAATTCTTTTTGTTTTGATTTAGTAATATTTGCTTCCCATAATACCATTTTCTTTTCAACATGATCAGACATATGGGTAGGTATTTCAGAGTCATGCCAATTTTTATAAACTCCTTTTGGAGCAATAATTAACACGCCGTTAATATTACCTTTGTCATACAACATGGAAATATTATCAATAAGAACTTTGGATTTACCAACACCCATTTCCATAAAGTATGCAAATACTTTTTTATCCCAACTCATTTCCAAAGCTTTTAATTGATGTACAAAAGGCTTTGTCTTAAATTTAAAATCCATAACTTTCTTTCTATTTTAAACTAGCCAACCATGGAGATAGTTGGCTAGAAATAACTAATAAAAACAGGGATCAGTATCAGTGGGTAGTAAACAAACAACAAAGGGTCATCCACGTCGTAAGCCATCCCTACTTGACTGTGTACTGAATGTTGTGTTAAAAGTCAATACATGGGATTGCCTAAGAAATTAACAGAAAAACAAATGATATTTGCTAATGAATTAGTTAGCAACTATGGAAGAATAACAGGCACAGAAGCCGCTATTAGGGCTGGTTACGAGAAAGAATTTGCTAGAATTAGAGCATCTGAATTACAAAACCCAAAGTTGTATCCATTAGTAGTTAAATACATGGGTGAACTTAGAGAAGAATATCAAAAACAATTTGCTGTGACATTTGAATCACACATTACAGAATTAGCTAAGTTAAGAGATGAATCAAGAAATAAAGGTGCCTGGAGTGCAAGCATCAATGCTGAAGTAGCGAGAGGAA